ATCCGGATAAAGGCTTCGCCCAGGATCGCGGTATAGGCCGCGCCCAGGTCGCCCAGGACGTCGATCACAACACGGATCGCAGCGCCGAAAGGACCGTTCCAAAGTTCCGTCAGCGTCGTCTTTACCGTGTTGAACAGGGACTGAAGTTTCGGTCCCAGAACATCTTGCACCTTCGCCTTCAGAGCTTCCAGAACCGGACCGATCTTGTCGCCGAACAATGCCCAGCCAGCCGCCAGTGCGGCGGCGGCGGCGATGAACGGCGCGGCGGCGGTGGCGGCGGCTCCGAGTGCCCCGGCCAATCCCGCTTCGCCGATCAGCGCCATGACAGGCGCAAAGACCGGCGCCATGGCGCCGATCGCCGACGTCAGGCTTCCGACAACCACAAGCACGGGACCGACGGCGGCCGCTACAGCGGCCATGCCGACCAGAAAGGCTTGCGTCCCAGGGTCGAGGTTGTTGAAGCCGTTCAGCACGCCGGTCAGCATGTTCGTCAACGGCGGAAGCACTTGGGCGACAATCGCGCCGACGGTTTCCTGGAAATTGCGCCAGGCGTCCACGGTGTCCGCGTCAGGCGTGGCGTCGCGGGCTGCTTTTGCCGCGCCCCCATATTGCTTTTCCAGTTCGCCCAGGATTATCCCTTGCGCTCCAGCGACGTTCCCGGCTTCAGCCATTGCCCTGATCTGGGCTTTCTGCTGTTCCGTGAACGACACGCCGACGCGCGACAGGGCCGTGACGCCCTTGATCGGATCGTTCAGCGCCTTGCCTACCTGGATCGCTGAAGACTGAAGGTCTTGCCCCAGGCGCGCGGACAGGTTCAACGCGGCGAGCTGGGCACGGTCGAACGTGTCCCCGGTCACATTGCCGAACGTCAGCATGTTCGCAGTGACGGACTTCAGAATGTCGTCATCGTCGAAGGTGGACAGGTGCTGGAGATCTTCGGCCGCTTGCTGAAGCTGGTCGCTGGTCTTCCCCGCAACCGGCCCCATGCTTTGCAGTGCGGCATTTACTTGCGCCATCGCCGCGGCGCTTTCGCTCGCGGCCTGAACAGCGGTCGCGCCGAACGCAATCAGGGGGGCAGTGACGGCGACGGACATGGTTTGTCCAATCCCAGTCATCTTGTCGCCCAGAGACTCCATGGACTTGCCAGCCGCAGCAAGCCGTTTCTGGGCGATCCCCAGACCCTGTTCGAATGCTGCGGTGTCAATGCCCAGCGTCACGCGAAGCGCGCCGATCAGCGATCCACTCATGACACCCCCTGATTGTGTGCGGCGTCTTTGCTCATGGCGGCCCATGCCCGCATGGCTGTCAGAATTTCGTCATTCGACTGAACGACAGGAACGCGCGCTTCCGGCCGTCCCAGAACCTTTTCCAGAGACGGCAGCTTCTTCATTCTGGCAAATCGTTCGACATTCCAGGCGAGGAACAGCGCCTGTTCATGCTCGATCTTCCGGCGCTGGACGTATCCGGAAAGGATAGCGTCCAGCCGCCGGGGTGTTTGAAGCCAAAAGCTGCCTGGATCGAAGCCAGCTTCAGCCCACAGACTTAGGAGCTCGTCCCAGTCCCAGTCTGTGGCTTGGGAGGGTTTGGGTCACCTTCCTTTGCCTTTGCCGTTGGAAACGCCGCGCTCACGGCTTCCCCCAGCAAAGTCGCCGCTTGCGCCAGTCCCAGCGCATCCACGACGTCACCCGCCGCTTCAAGGGTGATTGTCGCATCATGACCGCGAAGTCCCGCCCAGAAGCACGCACGAATGAATGTCATCGTCGGCTTCGATTTGAGCTGAACGACAATATCGTTGATGCCGACACCCGTGCGATCTTCCAGATCGCAAAACGCGTTCGTGGAAAAGCGAAGCGTTCTGGACACCCCACCAGCTTCAAAGCTCACGCCATCGTTCTTCATGACCCGGCCGCCTCCGTGATCAGCCCGGAAGCCTTGAAGGTCAGAATAGCAGTCATCTTGTCATCAATGACCACTTCGTCCTTTTCGTAACCCGTCACGACACAGTTGCCCGTGAAGTCCCAACTGCCAGTTGCGGCGGGAACGTTGATCTTCCACGGCTTGACGGCGCGCGAAAGCACAGCCGCAGACAAAAGAATGTCGCCGGACGATCCAGCCATATAGTTGATACGGATCGACCCTTCGCCCGTGTCGATCAGGCCCGCGATGAATTCGCGGACCGCACCGGCAGAACTGTGCGTCGTCGTGTCGATCGTTTCCACCGTCGGGCTGGGCGGGGTGACGGACATGACGTCCGAAATCTCGACCAGCCCGCCGGGCGTGGCACCGTTATGCAAAAAGAACTTTGCGCCGAAGCCATGTCTTCCGGCCATTGTTCAGTCTCCTTTGTTGAAGTGCCGCCAGGAAACGGACTGATTTTCAGGCGGCGGGTGAAAACCAGACGAAGAAGTCCAGCGAATAGCGGTGGACCTTCAGTCCGCCGCCAACGTCTTCGATCAGCGGACCGCGTTCGGCGTCGAGCAATGCGACGCTGAAGGCGATCCCGCCTTGGGTTGCCCGTGTTTCCAGCACGCCACGCAACGCGCGCGCGACGGTCTTGGCTTGTGCGGTCGTCGAACCGTAGCAATCGAACTGAATGCGCGGATTGCCCGTCGGATCGGCGCCGCTATGGACGTAGTTTCGACCAGGCGAGACGCCCAGCATGGTGATCGCAGGGAGCGGTTCCTTCTTGACCCGCTCTCCCCAGGTGATCCGGTTTCCGACAAGCGCGGACAGCGAAGGCGCCGCCAGCAGGCGGGCGACAAGTGCTTCTTCCATATTGCCCCCGGATCAGGCTTTGGCACGCCGCGCGGCGCGCTTGGCGACGCGCGCCACTGCCTTGCCGATTTCCGTGCCCAGATCGGACTTGATCGTTTCCAGCGCGCCTTCCGAATTTCCGTCCCATGCTGGGCGAAGCCACGGTTGCGCCGCTTGGTGCTCGTTTCCGAATTCAGTCTGGACCCCAGCGGGATCAGACACGCCGACATGAACTTCGACTTCGGACTTTCCCAGCTTGCGGTTCATTGCCGCTTGTCGGCGGTTCAGCCGCGTCCCGGTCTTCACGTCGCGGCGAAGGCGACCGGAAAGTTCGGGCGCATTGGCGGCGGCGTCGTCTTCAACTGGCTTCGCCGCCTTCAATAGAACCCGTTTCAGGACATTCTTTCCGGTCGCCTTGGGCAGACCGGCAAGCGCGCCTTCCAGCTCGCGGAAGCCTTCGACCTTAACTGTCCGCGCCATCTTCGCCCTTGCCCGGCGACTTGTCGGCGGCGGGCTTCACTTCGGAGACCAGCTTGGCGGTGATCAGCGCCTTGACCTGCTCGTCGGGCATTTCATATTCGTCACCCTTGTCCTTTGCGAACTTGCCGCCATAGCCGTTGTAATGCCGCTTCAGTGCCTTGACCTTCACGTGTCGAGTCCTTCTTCAGAATAAGCGATCCCGACAATTTCGATCCCGACACGCCGCCCGATTTCCGTGACGCCTATGATCTGAAATTCCCGGCCATCGCATGTCAGGCGGTAGCTTGCCGAAATGGTCGCCGCGCGGGCGGTCCAGCGAAGCCGCCAGACGCGTTCAACCTGGGCGGCTGTCTGTCCGGCCTTCCAGCTTTCCGTGGGACGTTGCTGAACCTGTTCGGCCCAAAAACTGCCGAAGTCCGACCACACTTCGACGGGCTCATTCATCGGATTGCGTGTAGGCGCCGACGCGCGACGGATCGTGATCCGCTTGTTCAGTCTCCCCAGTCGCATCGCGCTTGCACCTTATGCGACGAACGGAAGGCGGAACTGGGACAGCAGCTCGTCGAGCGCGATTTGCACTTCCGACGAAATGGTCCCGATGACAACGGCTTCGCGGTTCTGATCCCAATGACCGACCAGCAGCTTCATCGCATGGATCAGGTCTTCCGGCACAGCGGCCGCCGTTGCCCAGCCCGCTCGCCACTGGATGACGACAGCGCCAGGCGTGCTTGGCGTGGACGGCCATGACGACGAAGGGGCTGGATAGACCTGGGCGATCCGCGAAATGGCGTCCAGCCGGAATGCGGACGGGTCCAGCGTCTGAAGGACATTCTGGCGATCCAGGTAGCGGATCGACGCAATCGACGGGCTATCCCCCCCGCCCAGCCAGATCGGCCCGCTGGGAAAGCTGGAAAGGTGGGTTTCGAGCGTTTGACTCAGGATCGGATAGCCCAGCTCGCGTTCGATCTTGCTATGGGCAGCAGCGCACAGTTCCGCGACATGATCGTCCTGATCGGTGTCTTCCGGTTCAAGGCGAAGCTGGCGTTTGGCCGCTGCAACCGAAAGCGCATAGCCTTCCGACTTGACAGTGACCTTGGTCCCTTGCCGCATTGCGTGCCGCCCTTTCGTTATAGTCGAACCGCTACAGCAGCGCCGGAAAAAGCGCCGCCGGACGTAAAGACCGGCGGCGTCAGTCTAGGGAGAGAGGTTGAAGGCTGGCGGTTACTTCTTCCGCGAAGCCAGAACCGCTTCGATCTTGGCGGCGCGATCCGCACCTTCGGCGATCTGGACCTGTTCGTCGGCGATCAGTGCGTCCAGCGCCGCGTCGTCGAGCGTTGCGGGATCGACAGGTTCGCCCGCCTTCCCCTTGCCGCTCTTGCCGCCCTTGTCGGTCTTGGTGTCTTTCACGGCTTCGGCGATCTTGCGTTCGATCAGATCGTCCGCAATCGCGTCGTCAAAGCCAGCGATCTCGCCTTCGTTGAAAAGCGCCCCCACGGTGAAGGACATCAGGAACTTGACTGCTTTCATGGGTTTTCCCCTGCTTGGGATTGGTGCCAGAGGCGGGACCGGGGATCGCTCACCAGCCCCGACCACAACGGATCACATTGTCCAGGTGACGCCGGTCAGCACCGCGAACGCGGTGTCGTAGCGGACTTGCGTGTCATGCTCGGCGATCAGGCGCACGACGGTTTCGTCATTGCTGAAGGCCGCGCGGATCGTGCCACCGTCGTCATAGGCGGCGACGTCGGAAGCCGCGATTGCGATCTGTTCCGTGTCGCCGATCATGAACTGGGCGAAGTCGCCGAAATAGATTTCCGACTGGTTCGTCCCGGCGCCCAGGTTGTCGGGAACCGAAGTGGTCACGCCGATCGGGTAAATTCCCAGGCGCCCTTCGGCGACTTCCGGAAACGCCTTGTTGCCGTTGCCGTCGCGGATGTTCTCCAGGAACAGCATGGTTCGGGGCGACATGATATAGCCGCATTGCGTCATGGGAATGTTCGCGTTCAGAACCGCCAGCTTCAGCTTGCCCAGGTCGCTGGTGACGTTCGCCAGATTGACGGTCGCATTCGCGGCGATCACGTTGCCGGCGGCGATCAGGTTCCGAAGACCCGTCGGCGCGGTCGCCGATCCCGTTCCGCGAATGAACTGCTGATCTTCCTTGACCGCGACGCCTTCGACCAGATCGTCACGGATCATCATCTGGACATTCATGGAAGCCCGACGAATGAGCTGATTGGTGATCGGCACAAGCGCGGTCAGGCGCTTTGCGGACATGGTGATCTGATTGACCGTGGCTTCGGTCTTCGGTGCCGGAACACGCTCGCCGACATAGCTGGCGGTCGTTCCGTCAGTCTTCTTCCGCGTGGTCAGGTTGCCGTCCGGCATCGGGATCGTTCGGGCACCCATCTGACGAACGACGACGCGCGGCCGCAGAATGTCGATGAAGTCCGACGAATAGGCAGTGTCCACGAGAAAGCCGCCCTTCGTGTTCGTCGCCTGTTCCATATTGGCGACGATCTGCCCCATGTCGGA